ATCGTGCTGGCCACGCTGTCGGCCTGTTGAAAGACCAAGGCTTCGACCCTGAGACCAAGACCCACATTCACCCTGCTACGCTCAAGGCCTTCGTCAAAGAGCGTATCGAAAACGGTAAGCCAATCGACCTCGACATGTTCGGGGCGTTCGTTGCCAATGCCGCAGAAATCAAAAGGAAAGCGAAATGAAGATTACGATTGAAACAGACGACCTGCTCGATCTCCTTTATTGCTTGGGCGCAAAACTGGGCACACTAACCGCTTCTGATATCGTCGCGCTTGATGAGATCGGCCCGTTTAGTAAAAAGTTCCTACTCGAAGCAGTAGGACAAGAGCCTGTTCATAATAAGACAGAGGACAGCATAGCCCAGATCGAGACCTCCGCAGGTACTCCGATTCATATGATCAGCGAAGAAACATGGAAGGAGCTTTTGCAATGAGCACCGCAGTCACAACCGCAAAAGAGACCGCAGTATCGGCGGACGTATTGGACGACATCTTTGACATGGCTGGAGAGGGCGCTGCCTTCGACAGCTCGGAGATGCAGATCCCGTTCATCCGCGTGCTGCAGGCTCTGTCTCCCCAGCTCAACAAGAAGAAGCCGGAGTACATCGAGGGTGCGGCACAGGGCGACCTGTTCAACACCGTGACAGGCGAGCACTGGTCCGGCGAGGAGGGTGTCACCTTGATCCCCTGCTTCCAGACCACCAAGTATCTGGAGTTCGTGCCTCGGGACATGGGCGGCGGGTTCAAGGGCGAGATCCATGCCAACGATCCTGTCCTCCAGCAGGCCATGCGCAACGGCTCCAAGGAAATGCTGCCCAGCGGTAACGAGCTTGTGAAGAGCGACCAGCACTTCTGCCTCATCTTGGGGGACGAGGGCACCTACCAGCCTGCGGTGGTTGACATGAAGTCCACGCAGCTCAAGGTGAGCCGGCGCTGGAAGACGCAGATCGCGATGCAGAAGGTGCGGCACCCCGCGTCTGGGACGTCGATCACCCCTGCTGTGTTCGCAACCAAGTGGAAGCTGACCACGACCGAGGAGTCCAATGACCAAGGTTCGTGGAACAACTACCAAGTGGAGAAGGTCGGGCTTGTTGAAAGCCGTGACTTGCTCCTCGAAGCCAAAGCCTTCCGTGACTCGATCATGGCGGGTGAAGTGAAAGCTGCTCCGGAAGCCCCGTTTGATAAGGGCGGCGCGTCCAAGAACGACGACTCTGACATCCCGTTCTAGGGCACCGTTTTGAGCAGCCTCGGGGCGCCTATGTTCCTCCCAACATAGGCGTCCCACCTTTCACTTGGAGTAAACAATGTCAGACGCAGCAAGAGTGCTGGCGGCCTTCGAAGGTTCGAGGGCGGCCCACGGCACGACGAAAGTCGGAAGAACCGGGCGCACAGGGAAGGCAGAAGCGGACAGCCGTATTGTACGGGAGCCGCTGAATTTAGCTAAAATCGAGGCTCACCTTAGCGGTGGCCTTGGCGTAGGCGCCATCCCTATCAACGCCGAGAACCAGTGCAAGTGGGGCGCGCTGGACATCGATGTCTATGACCTCGACCACAAGGCCCTGCAAGATAAGATCCAGAAGCTCAAGCTTCCCTTCGTGCATTGCCGGACCAAGTCTGGCGGCGCGCATCTCTACCTGTTCCTTGATCAGTTCTACGACGCCAAGGATGTGCGCGAGTTTCTGACAGAGTTCTCGATCGCGCTGGGCCATAGTGGGTGCGAGGTGTTCCCCAAGCAAGACACAATCTTGTCTGACCGAGGGGATGTGGGCAACTTTATTAACATGCCCTACCAGAACGCCGAAATGACTATGCGCTACGCCTTCAACGAGAAGGGCGAAGCGATGGAGCTGGCCGAGTTCTTGGACGCCGTCGAGGCCAAGCGAGCGACCTTGGCGCAGCTCGAGAGCCTGCAGCTCTCCGGCAAGCGCAAGTACTTTACCGACGGGCCACCCTGCCTGGAGCACCTGTTTGCCGACGGCCCAGTCTCGAGCGACCGCAACAAAACCTTGTTTTTCTGCGGGGTCTACTGCCGGATGAAGACTCCTGACGACTGGGTCAAGGAGATGGAGGACATGAACCGCCGCCTGTTCACGGATCCGCTGCAGGCGAGTGAGGTCAACGGCGTCCAGAAGTCATTGAACAGGAAGGAATACAGCTACACCTGCAAGGACGAGCCGTTCCGGAGCCACTGCGATGTGCAGCTCTGCCGAACCCGGCCGCATGGGATCGGCAGCAGCGTGCCCAACATGCCCAACTTGGGTGGCCTAACCATCCTGATGTCGGAGCCGCGTCTCTATTTCATGGATGTCGACGGCCACCGCATCCAGCTGAGCACCGAGGAGCTCCAGAGCCAGCACCTTTGGCAGCGTGTCGTGATGGAGCAGTCCACGGTCATGCCGCCCAAGATCAAGGAGCAGGACTACCAAGGCAAGATCGCGCAGATGCTGCGGGATGCGACGCGGCTCGAGGCCCCCGAAGAGCTGACTGTTCGTGGCCAGTTCAAGGAGGTGCTGCGCCAGTTCTGCACCAGCCGGATCAGGGCCATGGAGCCTGCCGAGCTCAAGATGGGCAAGCCGTGGACCGAGAACGGACGCACGATGTTCACGATGGGCGGGCTCGAGGAGTTTCTGCGGCAGCGGCATTTCAACTATCGCAGCAGGGGCGAGATCCAAGAGCATCTGAAAGCGATCAACGGGACGGAAGACTGCAACGGCATGAAAAATTACTACCGCGACGGAAATCAGAGGACCAGCATGCGCGTTTGGTGGGTACCAGAGTTTGAAGACGAGGATGTAGACCTCGATGTGAAGGAGATTGAAAATGACATTCCATTCTAAGCTTTTGCGAATCAAAGAGGTGGCGGAATGGATCGGCGTTTCTCAGTCTGCCATCTACAAGTGGTCGGCCGAGGGCAGGTTCCCCGCGCCGATCAAGCTCGGTGGCGGCGACCAAAAGCGCTCGGCCGCAAGATGGACTGAAGAAGACATTCAACAATGGATCGAGGAGAAGAGAAATGCATCCCATACCGAATAGCCGACTCATCCTCGGCCCTCCTGGTTGTGGCAAGACCCACACCCTGATCGAGATCGTCAGAGAAGCGCTGGCAAGGGGCGTACACCCGTCCCGCATAGCCTTCGTGTCGTTCACCACCAAGGCCATCCAAGAGGCTCTGGACAGGGCCTGTGCTGAGTTCAACCTCGAGCCCAAGCAGCTGCCCAACTTCCGGACCCTGCACGCCACTGGCTACCATGCGCTCGGGCTCCAGCGGACCGACGTCATGGGCCGCGACGACTACAAGGCGCTGGGCGACATGCTCGGGATGGAGTTCAAAGGCGCTGACCGCACCTCAGTCCACGACGGCATCGTGCTGCCCACGATCGGTGGCAGCGGCGCCAAGTATATGCAGAGCGTGATGCGTGCTCGCTACCGTCAGGTTTCGCTTGAGCGGGAGTACAACGAGCTGGAGGACTACTCGCTCAGCTACCCAAAGCTGGTGCAGGTCCATGAGCAGAACGAGGAGTACAAGGCCAAGACAGGCCGGCACGACTTCGCGGACATGATCGCGCTCTACCCGACCGTGGCTGACCCCCTCTATCTCGACCTGCTGATCGTTGATGAGGCGCAGGATCTGACAGCGCTGCAGTGGACCATGGTCCGGCACATGGCGGCCAACGCCAAAGAGGTCGTGATCGCAGGGGACGACGATCAGGCCGTGCACCGATGGGCTGGCGTGGAGGTGAGCAACTTTCTGCAGTGCTCCAAGAACATAGAGGTACTATCACAATCCTATCGACTGCCTCGTTCAGTGTGGCGCCTTGCTCAGAAGATATCCTCAAGGATCAAGAACCGGATTCCAAAAGACTTTCATCCTCGGGATGCGGAAGGCTCTGTTCAAAGCCTCATGCGTATCGGTGACGTGTCCATGGACCGAGGATCGTGGACCATCATGACGCGCACTAACGCCTTCTGCTACGACTTTGCGGACAAGCTGGAGCAGATGGGCTACTACTACAGCGTCAAGGGCAAGGCCTCGGTAAACGAGAAGATGCTGCAGAACATGAGCACGTGGAAGACCCTGTCATCAGGCGGCACAGTGGCGCTCAGGTTTGTACGGGATTTGTACGGCGCAGTCCCCAAGATGGGCGACGGTGCGCTCGTCCGCCGCGGAGCTACCAAGCTTCTCGATGCGGCCGACCCCGAGACGGAGCTTAGCTACGACGACTTGATTACGCATTACGGCTGGCTGGGCAACCAAGACATGCATGTCTATGAAGTGCTGCGTGTCAGCAAGGACGAGGCGCGCTACATCCGCGCGCTGGTTTCCCGAGGCGAAGATCTGAGCCGAGCGCCGAGGATCAAGGTCAGCACATTCCATGCCATGAAGGGCGGGGAGGACGACAACTGCGTCGTGTACCTTGGGTCCACGTGGTCGTGCGTTGAGACGAAGCACCCCGATGACGAGTGGCGCGCGCTTTATGTCGCTGTCACTCGGACCAAGGAAAATCTATACTTACTCGAGTCGGACAAGAAATACAGGTATTCGCTATGAAAAAAGAAGACATTCTCGACACTGCCAAGGAGCTGATCGCAGGCCAGCGGGCCATCGACTACGGTGATGCGCAGGACAACTTCGAGCGCATCGCGGCGGGGTGGAATCTTATACTCGAGGCAACCGACGGGCCAATTACGGCAAGGCATGTGGCCCTGATGATGGACTGGCTCAAGACGGCGCGGTTGGCGCAGAGCCCAGACCACATGGACTCGTGGATCGACAAGTGCGGATACAGCGCGCTCGGGGGATCTTTTGACAATGCAGGGTAATGCACTGGACAAGGACCAGGTCATCGCGGCTCAGATGAACGAGCCGCCTGAACTGGCGTGGAACATCCCAACCGAGTACCCAGACCTTCGGCAGTACAAGCAGATTGCGGTTGACCTCGAGACCTGCGACCCGCGCCTGACGACGCTTGGGCCTGGCTGGGCTCGGAACGATGGTTTCATCGTCGGCATTGCTGTAGCCGCGGGCGACTGGGAGGGGTACTTCCCGATCCGCCACTCGAACGGCCACAACCTCGACCCGAAAATGACGATGAAGTGGCTCAAGGCGCAGATGGCCACACCGCACATCGACAAGATTATGCACAACGCCACCTATGATTTGGGTTGGCTGCGCGCGGAAGGGGTTAACGTTCAAGGCCGGATCATTGACACGATGATCACCGGCGCCATTGTAAACGAGAACCGGTTTTCGTACAGCCTAAATAACCTCGGGCGGGACTATCTGGCGGAGCGGAAGAACGAGAAGCTCCTGCGGGTGGCTGCGGCCGAGTGGGGCTTGGACCCCAAGGCTGAGATGTACAAGCTCCCGCCAGTATTTGTGGGCCGCTACGCCGAGCAGGATGCCGGCATGACCCTACGCCTGTGGGAGCGCCTGAAGCTGGAGCTCGACGAGCACGACCTCTGGAACATCTGGAACCTCGAGACCAGCCTGATCCCGATGATGTGCGACATGCGCCAGGCAGGTGTGCGGGTAGACGTAAGCAAGGCAGAGCAAGCAAAGCGCGCGTTCAAGAAAAGAAGCGTTGAGATCAAAGACGAGATACACCGCCTGACAGGCATACGCGTGGAGCCGTGGGCCGCGGCCTCCGTGGCCTCAGTCTTCGACTCGCTGGGATTGGGTTATCCAACGAGCAAAAGCGAGCAGACGGATATGTTCCGCAAGGGCGGCGCGCCATCGTTCACAAAGCAGTGGCTGTCGGCTCACGATCACCCTGTAGCCAAGATGATCGTGAGCCTGCGGGAAGTGGACAAGGCCGACAGCACGTTCATTGACTCGATCCTGCGCCACGAGCACAAGGGTCGTATCCACACAGAATTTCACCAGCTCCGCAGCGATGATGGGGGCACGGTGACAGGGCGATTCTGTGTTTCGGAAGACACCCTGATCGAAACACAGCGTGGGCCCGTCCCCATCATTGACATCAAGCCTCGCCAAGACATGGCCTTGACGCACCGAGGGAGGCTGCAGCCTATTCGTCATTTGATTT